TCAATCAAAAATCAAATGTCCCAATTTATCCGCTTTAGTATGCAGATAACGTTCATTTTCCACATTTTCGCCGACATGTAATGCAATCCGTTCGACCACATTAATGCCGGAATCTTTCAACGTTTGGATTTTTTCAGGATTATTGGTCAACAACCTAACTTCACGAATATGCAGATAATCATAAATCTGCTTGGCCAAAGTGAAGTCGCGAGCATCAACAGGAAGGCCAAGCGCTACATTAGCCTCAACCGTATCCAAACCTTGATCTTGCAGACGATACGCACGGATTTTGTTTATCAAACCAATGCCCCTGCCTTCTTGGCGCAAATATACGATAACGCCACGCCCTTCTTTCTGAACAGCCTGCATCGCCGCTTGCAACTGAGGGCCGCAATCACATTTCACCGAAAATAAAGCATCGCCGGTCAAACACTCTGAATGGATACGCGACAACACAGGCAGGCCGTCTGAAACATCGCCCATCGTCAATGCGACATGCTCCTGACCGCCCTCTTCTTCAAAGCCGTGCATGGTAAATTCGCCCCATTCCGTAGGCAAACGGCATGACGCAACAAACTTTAAGGCGTTACTCATTTTCCGCTTCCTCGTTTTCAGCCACGCCCAACAGATTTTTCAAAGAATCCGACAGGGCCAAGGCAAGGGCAATCCAAGCCACCAATACTTCGTCAGACGCGCCGTCTTTGACATCAAACTCGGCATGCACCACACCTAAAACCGCACCGCTGGGCATACAGACAGGAACAGAAATCTGACTCAAGCCGGGATGATTGCGTTCGTTCGACAGCTCACCAATTTCCTGCCAATACGCCACATTCTGACAAACATTCATCCAACCGCTTTGCGCCGTACGCACAGCCAAAAAAGCCTGTCCGGTCTGCTCGTCGATTGGAATCACATTTTCCAATGGCATGCCCCAACGGCTCAGTCGAACCAGCGACAACGCGCCATCTTTCGGAAACGCTGTATAAACCGCCGCACTTTTCAAATGCTCGGTGCGCTCGGCAACCGAATCCAAAGCCATAAAAATCTGTTTCAGCAACAATTCATGTTCGGCATCAACATAATCCGCCAACTGCCAACCGTCTTCAGACGGCCACAAAATCGAACGCTCAACCGAAGCATTGCCCATTTTAATCACAGCCTGGGCAGTCAAATAAGCAACATGTATCTCATCCGCAGGCAACTTCAAACCTTGCGTCTGCAAAAAATCTTTAATCAATAAAGCAGGCATCTGCTCTTCCTCACCAATAGTAAAGTTGAGGCCGTCTGAAAACAAACCCTGCTTTCAGACGGCCGGAATAAACCATTATATAAGGGATAAACCGAAAAATTCAAGCAAACAAGACTTTGCGCCCCCATTAATCTTGTGTATAATCCACGGTTCAAATTAGTGCGGACGTGGCGAAATTGGTAGACGCACCAGATTTAGGTTCTGGCGCCGCAAGGTGTGAGAGTTCGAGTCTCTCCGTCCGCACCATTAACAATAAATAAATCAATCACTTAAGAAACTTTGGGACAGTTTAGGGACAAAAAACACAGGCCATCAGCAAATGGAAGTAGCCAACCAGGCCGCGGAGGCGATGCAGAAAGTCAGCCAGGCCGCCGGCAATGCGGATGTGATGGATGCATTCAGCGGCTATGCTTAGGCGGAGTAGGAATAAAGGGCGGCGCAGGCTGCCTTTTTTGTTGGGATAGTTAGCGATAACGGCGGCAAATATACTCCAACATTCTTTCTGCTTCAGAATCTGGAATTACATCATGAAAAATAGCTGTATTGCCTTGATTACGCAAAACTCTTTCCCCTTGTTCTTCATCATAGAAAGCAAAAAAAGTTGTAGCAAATTGGCGCTGCCTGCATTTGATACGCGTATGTATTTTTGCATAACTGCCGCCTGTATTTTCATTGGGATTGTAATTACTATTATTGCCTACAAGGATTGACCAGACCCCATTTCTACTTGCCGTTCTAGTATCAATATATGTCGTTGTTCCTTTGTCGCTGGTATAAATTGGCTTCCATCTGCCAGTTTGCGCTTGAGTGAAGGCAGCCATTCCGGCTAGCAACCCTACCAATATCAATTTTTTCATAATTAGCCTCTATATTTTAAGTGCCAGTTCAGATTTCTATATAACCTTTTGAAACTCCTAAGTATTGACGCCGAAACTCAATCGTCCAAAAAAGCGACCATACAATGTATAAAAATATCCTTGCAGAGGGGCTTGGATATAGTAGTTGCTTAGGGCCGAGTGTGCACGTGCCTAATAACCACAAAAGCAGAATACCCCTCTCCCATTCTCTTTTATTTCCTTGGCTTGGGATTGCGCTTATTGCTAGCAATCCATAGAAGATTTGTATGAAAGAAACCCACCCAGCATCCGGCTGGCCTATAGAAAAAAAGTATATGGTAACGGCTAATGCTTGTAGTGAAAAAAGATAATTGCCATAAGTAAATAGTTTATTTAGGTTTATTTTCAGCTTCTTCTTGCTTGGGATATCGGACAAACTTTCTATAATCCGCAGCCATAGGCGGGCTACTAGTAATGGAGTATAAAAAACCAAAGAAAGAATTGCTGGAATGTAAAGTGCTATTATCATTTTATATTGTAAGTATTTATTAACCTTCCATATCATATCCCATCAACCGGCAGTAGGCTACCTGAAAAAGTTGCGTGGCCTTGTGATTTTGTTTATGATGTAGTCTCCTATCTCAAAAGCTGTACCCGACCAGTTGTCGGCATTTTTGTATCTACCATATCCCCATAGTCTACTGATTGCTCTCTCCTTCATCAGATTTTCAAGTTTACGGGGGTGCGGGTATCGGCAACGACCCGGCGCATCTTTTGAGCGTAGGACACCCCCACCTAATTTCAGGTGGCCTTTAATCCCTAAATCAAAAGGAGTTCATCATGAACGCAATCTCTGTAGCCAATGTGGCTATCCGTCAATTCGACAACCTTTATTCCCTCAATGATTTACACAAAGCCAGCGGCGGTGAGAAACGTCATCAGCCTGCAAACTGGCTGCGTAGTCAGCAAACTATTGATTTAATTGAATACCTCAAATCTGAGGAATCAGAACCTATCCAAAAGAAACAAGGGCTTGGCACTTTCGTTTGCAAAGAACTGGTGGTTCACTACGGCATGTGGATTTCCCCGGCCTTCTCGTTGAAAGTTATCCGTGTGTTTCTCGACACGCAGGAAGCTGTTTCAGGTAGCCCCAAGCTCGAAACCAAAACCACGATAGACGAGCGGCGCGGCTTGGTGGAAGCGGTCAAGGCGTTTGCCATCCGCCGCAATCTCGACTACTCCTCCGCGTACAGTATGATTCACCAACGCTTCAACGTCGAAGCCATCGAAGACATCCCCGCCGACAAACTGCCCGAAGCCGTCGCCTACGTCCACGCATTGACCCTGCACACAGGCTTGACAGGCGAAGTGTTGGACGCACTGCCAAAAGCCGAGCCGAAACTGCCCATCGACGGCAACTCTTTAGCCGACATTGCCGCTATGGTTTATTACGGCACATGGATGATTGAATTGGGCAAAGACATCTCCGCGCCGCTCAAACAGCTTGGCAACAGACAGGCGGTTACGATGTGGACGGTTTGGCACGAAACCCGTTCACGCCTGAAAAGAGCCGCCGCAGCCCTCGAAGTGTTGCGGGGATATGCGGACAAAGACACCTCCGACCGCATAGCCGTATGTCTTGAAGGCATTTACAGCAAGGCTACAGTAAGGTAAACAGAATATGGTTATTATACATAGGGACAGCAATGGGACACCCTGCTAAAACCTACCACAACAATAACCCCTCCATACAAGTAATTTCCATCACCTCAAGCCGCCTAGTCATTAGGCGGCCTTCTGATATTTTAATAGCCAATCAAATACACTAAACCTGCATATAATCGCCATCCCAAGAAATACAATCCCATTATTCATTAATGGGATTTTTTTATGATTGAAATCGTGCCGGTAAAAATATCCGAACATTTCGACGAAACACGCAGGCTATCGGCAATTCACTGGCAGGAGACGGAATCTGATTTTTCAGACCGTCCGCCCGAATTGGATATTCAGACCTATCAAACATTGGAGGCGCAGAACCTGATTATAGCTTTTGCCGCCGTGTCAGATGGCGAGATTATCGGATATGTTTCAGGCTTCCTATCTCGCCATCCTCATTATGACCAACTGATAGCGCAACATGACTTGCTTTTCATTCACCCCGCACACCGTACAGGGCGATCAGGTTTGAAACTGATGCGCGAATTTGAGTTGGCGGCAAAGGCAGCGGGTGCAAAAAAAGTCCTGTATCACGCGAAGCCGGGCAGTAATTTTGCCAAGTTATTGGAGCGGCTTAAGTTCCAGCAAGAAGAAATCATATTTCAGAAAGGTTTGTAATATGCCAGCAGCTATACCAATCGCCTCGCTCATTGTCAGCGCAGTAGGCGTCGGCACCTCGATTTATCAGGGCAACAAACAAGACAAGGCGAATAAGTCCGCCGCCAACCAAGCGAAAGAAAATGCACGCAATGCGCAGGCTCAGGCGGACATCGAAACCAACAAAGCCAATCAGAAAAAAACGGACGCGCAGTCTGTTTTAAGCCAACAACAGCAAGATGCAGCAGGCACAGGCTCAACCATGCTCACAGGAGTGGGCGGCATTGACCCGAACAGCTTGAAACTTGGTAAGCAAACTTTACTGGGCGCTTAAAAAATGGAAGACCAACGCAGAAATATTTACCGCCGATGGGAATATTTAAAGACGGAGCGTTCGTCTTGGATGAACCATTGGCGGGAAATATCAGAAAACATTTTGCCAAGAAATGGGCGATTCCTTGATGGCGATTCCAATAGCGGCGGGAAGAAACACAACAAGATTTACGACAACACCCCAATCCGCGCACTGGATATTTTATCCGCTGGGATGATGGGCGGCCTTACGTCGCCGTCCCGTCCGTGGTTCAAACTAGCCATGCACGACGACGAGATGAATCAATATCACGAAGTCAAAGAGTGGCTGGCTAAAGTTGAAAACATGATGCTGTCTGTGTTCCAGCGTAGCAATATTTACGGCTCGCTTCATTCCATGTATCAGGAATTGGCGGCATTTGGAACGGCGGCCTGCATTATCTTACCCGACTACCAAGACGTGATCCGATGCTACCCGCTAACAATCGGAGAATATGCGGTTGCAACTAACTGGCGCGGTGAAGTTGATACGATTTACCGAGAGTTTGAAAAAAGCGTTGGTGAAACTGTTGAAGAATTTGGCATTGAGAACGTCAGCGAATCGACGCGAAATATGTATGAAAGCAAGAAGTACGACCAAAAAGTCAAAATCATTCATGCAATCGAACCGCGCCGAGAACGAGACCCAAGTCGGAAAGATTCGAAAAATATGCCGTACAAGTCGGTATATCTTGAAGTTGGCGCAGAGGACGGGAAGGTTCTTCGTGAATCCGGCTTCCTAAAATTCCCCGCAGTCTGCCCGCGATGGGATATTAGCGACAACAACGTCTATGGCAACAGCCCGGCTATGACCGCATTGGGCGATGTCAAGCAGTTGCAATTCAATCAGCGTATGAAATTGCGTGGGATTGACTATGCCGTCAACCCTCCAATCATTGCACCGACGAGCATGAAAGGACAGTCGGCAGGTTTCTTGCCGGGCGGAATCCTTTACCACAACGGCGATGAACAGGGCGAATCGATACGGTCGGCATTTAATGTCAATTTGGATTTAAACCCGCTGCTTGCCGATATCAACGACGTTCGGCAACGGATTCAATCGGCTTTCTATGCCGACCTGTTTTTGATGGTATCCCAGCAATCCCAAAATATGACTGCCACAGAGGTTGCAGAGCGGCACGAAGAAAAAATGCTGATGTTAGGTCCAGTGCTGGAGCGCCTACAAAATGAACTTATCGACCCGCTAATTGAAATCACTTTTGACGCAATGGTTAATGCCGGCATTTTACCGCCGCCGCCTGACGCAATAGCCGACCAAGATATAAACGTTGTTCTCGTTTCTATTTTGGCGCAGGCGCAACGAGCAATCGGCGTGAATAGCATAGACCGCTTTGTCGGTGCGATTGCCTCCGTAGCTCAAATTAAGCCCGATGTTTTAGACAATCTGAATGGCGATAAGTGGGCTGAGATATACGCAGATTCGCTTGGTATTGACCCGCGCATACTGACAAATCCTGATGATGTGGTTGCGATTCGTGAACAGCGTGCGCAGCAGCAGGCAGAAGCCAGTCAGTTACAACAAGCGGAACAAGGGGCAAACATCGCGCAAGCATTAGCGCAGGCGCAAGGATTATCAGAATAAGCCCTGCATATAATCGGGAGTGGAATATATAAAATGAATCACGTTGATTTTGATGAACTGGAAGCCAAGAAAAAAAATGACGAGTTGCTACTCAAGCAACAAAGTGAAGATTTTGAATGGCTGATGTCAGATAAGCGCGGGCGACGTATTATCCGAAACCTACTTGAAGAAGCTGGCGTATGGCGTTCTACATTTAGCGAGACGCCGACCATAGCGGCATTTAAAGAGGGGCGGAGGAATATGGGGTTGAGACTACTCAATCTTATCGAGCAGACACCGCATTTTCATTTAATTTTAAGCAAGGAAAGTGACAATGAGCGTTGAAGATAACCCAGGCGAAGTGAACGAAGTGCCGGGCGCAGACAATGGCGCGGAGCCACAAAACCAGCCTGAAGAAACTTTACTGGGCGCCGCAGGCAATCAAGGCGACACCCCGCCGCCCGAAAACAACGAGGGCGATCAGGGTAAACAAGAAGCAACCCCCGAATCTGAAGTTCCCGAAAAGTACGACTTCAAAGCCCCCGATGGCATGGAGTACGACCAAGAAACCATCGATATTTACGCCGAAGCCGCCAAAGAGGCAGGATTGTCTCAAGAAAAGGCTGACATCATCTTGGGCAAAATTGCCCCGCATTTGGCGCAACAACAAATCAAAGCCGTTGAAAAAGCAAGTGCCGAATGGGTCGCAGCCTCTCGCGCAGATGCTGAATTTGGCGGCGACAAACTGAATGAAAACATGGCGGTTGCTGCAAAGGCAATGGAAAAGTTCGCTACACCTGAGCTGAAAACATTGCTGAACAAAAGCCGACTTGGGAACAATCCCGAAGTTATCCGCCTGTTCTACCGTGTCGGCAAAGCCATCTCCGAAGATGGTTTCGTATCGGCAACAGGTGCGCCGCAAACCAGCGACGCCCGCGCACTTTTCCCAAACACCAAAAATCTTAATCCATAAGAAAGGAAGTTAAAACATGGCAACATTGAACTCACGCCATCCTACACTCGCAGACGTTACCGCCCGCTTGGGTCAAGACGGCAAAATCATTCACAACATCGTCGAGATTCTCTCCGAGAAGCATGACGAACTGGAAGATATGGTCGTCGTAGAAGCCAACGGCGTTACCGAGCATACTACTACCGTTCGCGGCGGCTTGCCTGATACCGCATGGCGTCGTCTGTATAAAGGTATCCCGAATAGCAAATCAACTGTCGTTTCTGTGAAAGATTCGATGGGCGAACTGGGCGCACGCGCTTTGGTTGATGAAAAATTACTCAATCTGAATGGCAATTCTGCCCAATGGCTGATGTCCGAAGAAGCCCCGTTCATCGAATCAATGGGTCAGAAAATGGCTGATACATTGTGGTATGAAGACGGCAACATCAATCCTGAACGTTTCATGGGTTTCGCGCCGCGCTTCTCAAACAAGTCTGCCGAAAATGGCCGCAACATCATCGACGCCGGCGGCGTGGGTGCTGACAATGCCTCTATTTGGCTGGTTGTATGGGGTGTTGATACCGTCCATTGCATTTACCCGAAAGGCTCAAAAGCAGGCTTGCAAAAGAAAGATATGGGTATCGTTACCGTCAATGACGACGAGGGCAACCGCTACGAAGCCCACGAAAGCAAATACGTTTGGGAAAATGGCTTGTGCGTCCGCGACTGGCGTTACGTTGTCCGCATTGCGAACATCGACGTGAATAAACTGGATAAGACACTGAAAACCGGTCCTAACCTGCCTGAATTGATGGTTGATGCTTTGGAACTTGTTCCGAATCTGAAAGGTCGTCCGGCGTTCTACATGAACCGCGATTTGCGCCGTGTGTTGCGCGCTCAAATTGCGGCAAGCGCAAACCACACCATTACCCAGCGCGAAGTTGGCGGTAAATTGGTAACTCATTTCGGCGACGGCGAGGGCGTGCCGGTTCGCGTTACCGATTCACTGTTGTCAACCGAAGCTCGCGTGAAATAAGGAGCGACAAATGATTATTGATTCTTTACTGGAACTGTCCATCAAACAAGCCGTAACCACGTCTACCGCCTCGACCAACGTTGTTGATTTTGGTTTGAAAAATCCGAATCTTGGCAATGGGCCATCTCCGTTGTACGCCGTATTTACTGTCAACGAAGCATTTACAGGCGGTTCGATGATTATCGCCCTGCAAGATTCTGAAAACAACACGACCTTCATGAACCTCATTACCAGCATAACCTTTGCGGCAACCGACCTGAAAGCGGGCGCGCAATACGTCATGCCTTTACCGGCAAAACACCGCCGATATATCCGTGCCTATTACATCGTCACAGGTTCAATGGCAGCAGGCAAAATCAATGCGGCAATCGTCAGCGGCTTGCAAAACAACGAGCCGATGCCCGAATCTCGTAAAGTATGGAGTGGAAAAAAATAATGAAAGTAGTAGCTATCAAACGCGGTTTCTACGGTCAAATCCGTGAAGAAGGCGATGCCTTCGAAGTGGAAGACGGTCTGACTGCATCATGGTTTGAATCTGTTAACCAAGAAAACCAGCAAGAACAGACCAAAGAGCCGGTAGGCGGTAAATACGACAATCTGACAAAAGAGGAGCTTAAGGCACTCTTAGACGAGCGTGGTATTAGCTATCATGGCAACGCAGGCAAAGACGTCCTGAAAGCCTTGTTGGAAGAAAGCGACGAAGCATAAAGAAACACAGCAAGGGCGGGAAACCGCCCTTTTTTAATGGATGAAAAAATGTCTTCAGTAATCGATATTTGCAATTTGGCATTAAGCCATATCGGGCAAGCGGCAGACGTATCAAGCATAGACCCGCCTGAAAACTCAATCGAAGCGGAGTATTGCGCCCGATTCTATCCGATGGCTCGCGACACATTGTTAGAGGCCTACGCATGGGATTTTGCATTAAGGCGTGAGCCGCTCGCCACTTTGAAACATGATTCAAAACAATGGCGGTTCTGCTATGCGGTACCAACGGAATGCCTGCAAATTATAAGCATATTTCCTGAATCGGCAGCTAATGATATTGACTGCCTGTCTATCAATCACGCCCGTGAGACGACCACAGACGGGCATAGAATTATTTGGGCAAACACTGAAAATGCGATTATTCGCTACACACAGCGCGTTCAAAATTCTCATCTATTCACCCCCGTTTTTACTATTGCACTATCTTGGAAACTGGCGGCAATGCTGGCAGGCGCAATGATTAAAATCGATACAGGCACGCAGTATGCGGCAATGTGCGAATCACAAGTGCAAAGCCTGATTGCGCAGGCGAAAAATCACGATGCGCGGCAATTCTCACAGCAAATCCAATTTACACCGGCAGCAATATTAGCGAGACAGTAATGGCAAATACACGACTTTTACAGCAATCCTTTATCGGCGGAGAAGTTTCGCCAAATATGTTTGGGCGTATTGAAGACCCATACTATCGGAACGGGCTTTCCGAGTGTCGGAACTTTGTTATTCGCCCCGATGGCTCAGCAGAGAATCGGGCGGGATTTGAGTTTGTGAACGTTGCGCGTAACGATTATTCCAAAGCACGCCTGATTCCATTCCAGTTTTCAAACGACCAATCCTTTGCAATCGAAATGGGCGTGGGGTACTTCCGCTTCCACACCAACGGAGCGACGTTATTGAGTGACGATGGGCAGCCCTATGAAATATCAAGCCCATACAATGAAAATGAGATTTTCGATGTTCATTACGTCCAATCAGGCGACGTGATGACGCTTGTTCATTGTAACCATCTCCCATGCGAACTGCGTCGTCTATCCGCGAAGCAATGGGAATTTAAACCTATTACTTTTGGCGCGGTGATTGAATCGCCCAAAGGAGTAACGGGTCAAGCACATAAAGGCGGAGATGCTGGAAACCCGAACAAAGTCTATTACGACACCCAGTATTGCGTAACGGCAATCAGTAATGATGGCCTAAATTCAGAGTCCGAAACATCTGAAATCGTCACCATCAACAATAACATTTTCGTCACAGGGAATCATAATCGCATTGAGTGGAGACCGGTTGCCGGCGCAGGGCGTTACAAAATCTACAAACGCACAAGCGGCATTTTTGGTTATATCGGGCAAACAAACGAACTGTACTTTATTGATGACAATATTGCTGCGGATACATCAAGCACACCGCCGATTTACGACAACATCTTTTTGCAAGGCGGGATAGATTCGTTTGTTGGTGTGAAACCGATCGCAATCCCAAATTACGGAAAAATTGTTGCCCCGATACTCGAGAGCGAAGGCAGTTATCCAAAATTGCTTTCAACTGCTGGTAACTATGAAGTATTTACCGGGACTCCGTTTGATACCCGCATCAACAGAATAGAAGGAACTTACACTTATAAAATTGAACTTGAAGACGAAACAGGAATCGGAGCCGTCTTGTCGTTAGCGTTTTTTGATTATAAATTAAAGAGTGTGAAAGCTCTAAGACCGGGAAGTGGCTACACCAATCCCAGACTGAAGATTTACAGGAAAAGGACAGGCAGCGCTGACGAGTGGGAGGAATACACAAGGAATATTTCCCATGCCGCAATTAAATGGAATCTGTCTCAAAGCTTCTCAATCCTAGTCGGAGATGAGGAGGGGGGAGGATCAGGCGCAACAGCGAATCCGATTATCAGAGATGGGCAAATGGTGGATGTATTAATAACGTCTCGCGGTTATGGTTACAAAAAACCAAACATGATTCTGAAAGGCGAAATCTTCTCACAGAACATTGAATTTGAGCGAGCCGTTATAACCCAGTCTTCTTTCCCGTCTGCCGTTTCATATTTCCAACAGCGGCGTGTATTTGCTGGCACTAAAGAAAAGCCGCTGCAAGTTTGGATGACGAAGACCGGGACGGAAAGCAACCTAAGCTATTCCTTGCCGATTAAGGATGACGACCGAATCTCTTTCAAACTGGCTTCGCGCGAGGCGAGCATGATTCAACACATCGTCCCACTCAATAAGATGATTCTCATGACGGGAAGTGCAGAATGGAACGTAAACACCCTGAACACTGACTATCTGACACCATCGTCAATTTCAGTATCGCCGCAGTCCTACATCGGGTCGTCTATGGTTCAGCCAGTTATCGCTAATAATTCGCTGATTTATGCGGCCGCTAGAGGCGGGCATATCCGTGAACTTGCCTACAACTGGCAGGCAAACGGCTACATCACAGGGGATATTTCCATACGTTCAAGCCACTTATTCGACAACAAAAAAATCGTCGATATGTGCCTTCAAAAATCGCCATTCCCGATTGTGTGGTGTGTGTCGTCTGACGGCACCCTTTTGGGGCTGACATACTTACCCGAACAGAGTATCGGGGCATGGCACAAGCACGACACGGACGGTCATTTTGAAAGTGTAACGTCAGTAACTGAGGGAGAAGATGATGTTCTTTACGCCATCGTTCGACGCAATGTAAATGGCAGAGATTTACGGTATGTTGAACGGATGAAACAGAGAAGGTTCACTTCCACGAAAGACTATTACTTCATGGACGGCGGTTTGACTTATCGCGGGAATCCCGTAAGCACGGTCAGCAATCTTGGAATATTGGAAGGCAAGACGGTTTGTGTATTAGCTGACGGAAACGTCATGCCTAAAACTGTAGTATCAAACGGTACGATTCATTTACCCGACGGAATCACAGCTTCCGTTATCAGCGTTGGATTGCCGATAGAAGCGTCCATCACCACACTTCCGCTTGCCTTTCAGATTGATGCGGCGATGGGACAGGGGCGCACGAAGAATCTGAATAAGGTTTGGTTGCGTGTTTATGAATCTGTCGCGGTTCTTGCTGGAGCGTATGGCGGAAAGATGTATGAATACAAGCAACGGACGACAGAAGTATTCAGCCACCCAACCCGCCCGAAGACCGGCATAATTGAAATCAACGTTGGCGGGCAATGGGACGATGACGGGTTGATGCAAATCAAACAGGAAAACCCATTACCGATAACTGTTTTGTCGGTAGCTGCTGAATTTTCCGTAGGTTGAAGCCTGCATATAAAGCAAAGAACTCATGGTTAAATTCCTAAATTCAGGAGGTTTAATCATGAGTTCTTCTTCTATTGATTGGAATAAATTCGGCGACTACGCAGGACTTGCAACACAGGGAATCGGCGTAATTGGGCAAGTAGCAGGCGCGTTTTATTCAGCCCGTTCTATCCGAAGAAATGCTGAACTTCAAGCATTCATGGCGGAGATGAACGCCAAAAACAGCGAACGACAAGCGCAAAACGTTTTCTTGCAACGAGATAAACAGATAGCCGCACTTGGAATAAAGTCAGGTCGTCTGAAAAGTTCCCAACGTGTAGCACTAGCAGCAAATGGCGTGGACTTATCTAGCGAAAACGCCGTAGAGCTTTTGGCAGACACGGAATTAATGAAGGAAGTGGATAAAAGCCAAATCGAGCAGAACGCCATCGCCGAAGCGTGGGGGTATCGTTTGCAAGGCGTTCAGCACCAAAACCAAGCCTTATTTGCACGGGCGCAGAAAGCGGGAGTTTCGCCACTACTTGCAACGCATAACACCCTACTCACAGGAGCCAGTCAGGTTGCGCAAAACTGGTACAGCCTAAAGAAACAAGGCGCATTCCAAAGCAAACCAAAATCCGACGATCCGATTTATGGACTGTACGCAATGAATAACGGGTGGAAATAATGAAAGTACCAGTATCAAACGAATTTAGTGTAGGCGTAGCCAATGCACCATCCGCGCACTTTACCGCACCATCTCTTCCTGATGTTGGCGTTGAAGTAACGCGAGCAGGCAATCAGGCATTTACCAAAGGGCAAGAGATGGTAAACGCCCAAGCGAAAATGCTTGCAGAGATGAACGACCTGACAGCCGATAACGCGCTGGCACAGGTAAAGGCGTTCGAGCAGGATTTGCGCGTCAATCCCGATATGGGCTATGAAAGTTTGCGCGGAGAGAATGCATTAAACCGCCCCGACGGACAGTCGCTGGTAGATGAGTATGACGGCTACCTGATGAAGCGTGCAAACGAAATCAAAGACACACTGAAAAATGATGTTCAAAAGTCTTTATTCTCGCAACGCCTTGAGTCAATCCGCCAAACCTTGCGCAATAAAACAGGCGAACATTTGCTGTCGGAAGGGCAAAAATGGAAAGAAACGTCGCTAAACAGCCAAATAGATTTGGCGGCAAACTCATTCACCCTATCCACTTCGGATGAAGAGCGCGACGCGGCCATAAAACGTACAATCGGCGCGGCAAAAGGGCTTCAAAATCTCCACGGCTGGGACAGCGAAACCATGCAAAAAAAAGTCATGGACGCTTCAGACAAGGCAATCCGACAGGTCATCGACGACCAAATCGACAAAGGGAATTACGCCGAAGCCACCCGCCTTGCCATCAAATATGGTGCATTTACCCACGGCGAAACCGTAGTCAAAGCCCGCCAAAAAATCGAGCAGGCATACCAAGACCAAGTCATCGAAGATGCGACCGCCAATTTCAAGCCGGGCGACGTGATCCAAATCCCTGTTAATACCGATTCATCAAAAGCAGATACGGGAAACCCGGTGCATGACACGGTGAATCGAATTATCGGCGCAGAATCGGGCGGCGACCCAAACGCCAAAAATAAAAAAAGTTCTGCGGAGGGACTTGGGCAGTTCATTGATTCGACGTGGTTCCATATGGTGCGGAAATATCGACCAGATATCGCCAACGGCAAAACGAATGCGCAGCTTAAAGCACTGAAACGAGACCCTGCCCTTTCCCGCGAGATGACGACCCGTTACGTTGAAGAGAATGCTGCCCTACTCAAAAAACACGGATTCCCGGTCAATATTCGAAATCTCTACGTCATGCACTTTCTAGGCAGCGGAGAAGGACTTAAGTTGTTGCGAGCCGACCCGAATCAACCCGTATCGTCTTTCATTTCGGCGCAATCCATCAACGCAAACAAAACGGTTTTATCAGGCAAGACCGCGCAGCAGGTTTTGGACTGGGCGGCGCGGGCAATGAAAATGGGTAAAGGCGGCGGAGGCGGTACAAGCTACGTCAGCATACCGACGGGCGACCCCGTAGCGATGGAAAAGGCAATCCGCCAACTTCCGAAGAACCAGCAGGCAAGCGTCAGAGCGAACATCAACCGTCAGATTTCGGCCTATAACGAAGCAGATAAACAGCGTAAAGCCGAAAATACAAATGCCATCATGGGAATGCTGGAAAACGGGGGTAGTGTCAACTCTATCCCCAAAAGCGTTTGGTCGGGATTAACTACCCAAGAGCGGGAAAAGTTTAGAGCATATGAAGCCGCCGTCAAAAACCGTAATGAAAAACAGCTTTTTGAAGCCAATACCGACAACTACCTGCAAATGACAAACCCAGATGTACTAAAGAAAATGACCCGAGAACAGGTTGCTGCAACATCAGTTGTTTTCGGGAGGCCTGCAACCATAACACTGCTCAACAAATGGGACTCCATCCAAAAACAAGGAGAGGCGGAAATAAAAGCGCAAACCGTACAGAATGAATATTTCCAACACATTTTGAAGGAAAATTTCAATATTGATTTACGCGGCAAGCATACAGAAAAAGAAAAGCAGCTAGCCGCCAACATCAATTTCAACTTCAATCAAGCCTTGGCAAACAAGCAGAAAGAGATGGGGCGAAAATTGACGGAAGAAGAGCAACAGCAGCTTATGCGTTATTGGGCAGGCGTTACATACACAGAAAAAGGCTGGTTTTTCGATAAAGAACGTTCCGTTATGGAAGACAACCCATACGGCGAACATGCAGGAAAGTTTTTCTAATGGCTGATTTAAATAAACTGATTCAAGATACATCCGCAAAAGCAGAAGAATTGCGGCAGGCAAAAATCCGATTTGACGCGGCGCACGGCGGGAATCCCGACGAAACCGCAGAGCAGATACGGACGGCGCGACAATTCGCCGTCCCCGTAGGCGTTGTTCAAGCCATGCCCGAAGAGATGAAGCGCAGGAAACGAGCGGCGCAACTGAACGGCATTCTTGGCAACAACAGTGCATTGCTCAAGCATATGTCCAGTACCCCGCATTTCCCCCTGCTGTCAAAAGACGATTTGGAAAAGCTGAACGAAATCGGCACAATCGCCCAAGACAGAAAACAGGGGACGGAAGGATACACTACGCAGCTTGACAGAGATTTTGTCAATTGGGCGCAGCGGAACTTTGGCGATGCAGGCGGAGACGTGGCGCGTGTGTCAGTCCAAGCCCCTGCCACCGTAATGAAAGGCGTGACGGGCGGGATTGTCGGCATGAACGCAGGCTTCAACCAATTCCTGTCAGACTGGACGCCGCTTGGTGCAATCCCTTTTGTGCGCGATTATCTGAACAATCAAGCAAGACAAGGCATGATTGACAGTGCAGTTATGCAATCGGGGGCGCAGGCAAACTACCGAACAACATTAGCAAAAGATTTTGGTTCAGGATTAAACAGCGCAGGCGCAACCTTGCCGGGCTTGGCCGGTACAGTTGCAACAGGCAATCCCGTTTTCATGATGGGATATGGAGGCATGCAAACTGGGCTGACGGAATACAACAATGCGAGACAGGCAGGGCTTGACCGTTCGTCTGCATTTTCATATGGATTAGGACAAGGGGGGATTGAGGCAGCGACCGAAATTCTGCCTTCTAAAGCCATGTCCAAAATGTTCAGTGGCGGCAGCATAGGCAAAGCCGCATTGCGCTATTTGGGGTCTGATGTACTTGGCGAGCAAATCGCAACACACGCTCAAGACTACAATCAAGCGGCAATCATCGACTCCCTGAAAAACAAAAACTGGCAGCAGGACTACGAAAACAGCCGATGGGACGCATTAAGGGGGACTTTTGTATCCAGTCTTGCCATCGCAGGCGTCAATGCAGGGGCTGGGCGGATTACGCACCAAGCTTCAGAACTGGCAAAAGCATACATCGCAGAGCGAAAGGCGCGCGAAGCAGCAGCATTCAAACAAAATCTGAATATACAGAGCGACGCGGTTAGCAGCTCGAAACTGACCGCACGCAGTCCCGAATTGCAGGCGGCGTACATTAACGACGTTTACGCCGGCAATCAGAAAATATACTTCGACGGCGGCGCATTAATGCAGTCGGGACGCGCTGCCGCTGTTGCCCAAGCCATGCCAGACATGGCGGCAAAAATCCAAGAGGCGGCGGAAACGGGCGGCATGGTAGAAATGACGCGCGGAGATTTTCACGCCCGTTTGACACAGGAAGACCAAAACGTACTGGCTGAAATCGCAATGGAAACGCCCGATTCCATGACCGCCTCCGAAGCAGAAGAAATCCGTAAATCAGGATTTGACGCCATGATGGACGAAGCCTATCAGGCTGATTTGACGCGCCATCAAGAAGAGCAGGCGCAGGCGGAACAAGACAGGCGCGTAGCGGAATTTGAAGCGTTCAAAGAAGAAGCAAAGGCACAGCTTGCCGCCACAGGGATAATGGATACAGCGCAGGCTGAAGCAAACGCCACGCTTTACGCCCGTGCCGTTGAAACCCTTGCAGATCGTCTGAATATGGGAATCCGTGATTTTGATGCAGCCTATGGCGGCTTGAATGTGATCGGCGAAAGCCTGATTGACGACGGCGTATTGAATCAATCGGCATCGGCAATGAAAAGCACTGAAGCTAATCTGCAACGCGGGCGAGACGCAATGAATAAAGCCCTTATTGAGAAGGCAGACCAAAAACGCGCAATGTATCGAAGTGATACAGGCTGGATTGATTTTGTTTGGGGCAGCGAGGGAGTTTTAAAAGCTAACGGCAAAACAAAAGGAGCGATGGGTTTAGCGCATATTATTGAAAGCCGTATGCGTAAAGATGAAATGAGTTATCAAGATGTAGCAGAAATGCTGACCATGCAGATAACCGACACAATCGCCAAAGGCGGCAGCAGCAGGATTTACAGCAATGGGAAATCTGAAAGTATGTTCATAGAACATAACGGCTACCGCGCAACCCTTGTAAGAAACAAAGGTTCTAACGGCTGGCTGATGAATGCTTTTGAATTACATCAAGGCGGCGATACCGGGAAGAGTAACGATTCCAAAGTATCTACGCACGACCAAACTACACGTCATCGTTCGGAAGTGGGAGCGCCTGATGTATTAAACAATTCTACCCCCAACACCGACACCAATCAAGACATACTGTATCAAGGCGGCGCAGACCGTGGAATGTTCAGCCGTGAGCATAACCTGATTGCCCTATTGAAAAACGCCGACGCTTCCACATTCGTTCACGAACTGGGGCATTTCTTCCTTGAAACAAATACCCGCATCGCCCGCGACCTGACCGCCAAACCTACCGAAAACCTGACCGAGCAGGAACGGCAATTCCTGTCCGACGTTCAGACGACCTTAGATTGGTTCGGCGTGAAAGACCTTGCCGCATGGGACGCAATGAGCCTGAACGAGCAACGCGAGAATCACGAGAAATGGGCGCGCGGTTTCGAAGCCTACCTGTACGAAGGCAAAGCACCAAGCGAAGAATTGCGCGGGGTATTCCGCCGTTTCCGTTCATGGTTGAAGCAGGTGTATCAATCCCTGAAAAGTCTGAACGTAGAATTGACCGACGAAGTCCGCAGCGTATTTGACCGAATGTTCGCCAGCGACGATCAGATTCAGCAAGCCCAATACATCAACGGCATGACCCCGATGTTTGAAGATGCGGCACAGGCGGGCATGGACGACACGGATTATGCGCAATACCGGCACAACGCCGAACGGGCGACGGCAGAAGCGCAAGACGACCTGACCGCCCGCGCATTGCGTGATATGGCGTTTATCCGCAATCTTCGCGCCCGCAAAATCCGCGAGATGCGCAAACAGTACAAAGCAGACTTCCAGCGCGCGGAAATGGCGGCACGCGGCAGCATTATGAGCCAGCCTGTTTATCGGGCGTGGCAGCTTCTGACCGCCCGAATGACCGAAGAAAACCGCATCGGGGACGGCAAGCCGAAATTCAGCAAGCAGGTGGACGCAGCGCATGACAGCCTGTTTGAAGCCATTGCCAAATTAGGCGGCGTAAACAAAGACGAAATGATTAGCCAATTCGGATTAGACCCGAAAGACAAAATCCCCGCCGTCCATATCGGATACCCTGTATTGAGAAAAACCAACGGGCGCAGTATCGACAGCATGATTGAGGCCTTGACCGAAGAGGGATATTTACCCGTTGACGACACAGGCAAGGCAGACCCGCGCGATTTCGAAGAACGCTTCTTCGATGAAATGCGCGGTACCAAGCGTTACAGTTCCGCCCATGTTCCACACGAACAAAAGGCGGGCGACCATGTAGCCAACCCATACGCCCTGACCGCCGTCCGCTTTGACCATGACAGCCTTGTCGCAATGGGCGTGGACGGGCAGAAGCTTGAACGCCTGATTGATTTTGACATGACGCGCAAAAACGGCGGAATGCACCCCGACCTTGTATCAGACCTGATTTTGAATGAGGACGGCGATCCGGTATTCACAGGCGGCGAAGATTTAATCCGCGCCCTGACCGAAGCCCAGCCGCCGCAGGAGGCAATCGAAGAAACCGCCTATCTGAACGTTCTCGCAGAAAAAGGCGAAGTTCCGACACAGGCGGACTTTGAAGAAGCCGCCGACCTTGCCGCACACAGTGAAATCCGTCAGCGCATTATCGCCGCCGAGTTTAAAGCACTATCCAAAGCAACAGGGGCGGCAAACCTGATCCGAAAAGCGGCATCCGTTTACGCGCAAGAAAAAGTCGAGCAAATCAAAGTCCGAGATTTGCGCCCGTCGGTCTATACCCGCGCGGAAGCCAAAGCCGCCAAAGCAAGTATGGAAGCATTCCGTAAAGGCGATATTCCGACCGCCGCCACGCAGAAACGCAATCAACTGCTGCAAAACTCAATGGCGCGCGAAGTCCTGAAAGCCCGTGAAGAAATGGAATCGGCGCGCAAATACCTGGGCAAATTTAACCGCGTCGTCAAATCCATTGACATTGAATACCGCGAGCAAATCGAAGCCTTATTGGAATCGGTGGAATTGAGCAACGCACCAAGCCTGAAAGACTTGGACAGACGCACTTCCCTGCTCCAGTTCGTCAGAAAGATGGAAGAGCAAGGACGGGCGCACAATATCGACGCCGAGTATATCGCCGAGATTCAGGCGAAGCGCAATTATCGGGAAATGACCGTAGAAGAAATGCGCGTATTGGTAGATACCGTCAAAGGCATAGAGCATTTAGGCCGTCTGAAAAACAAGATGCTGACCGCCCGCGACAAGCGAACCTATCAGGAAATCCGTGACAACATTGTTGAATCAATCCAAGAAAACGCGCGGACGCACGACAAACGCACATCGACAGCGGCAAACAACATCGAACGTGTAGAAGACGGATTCAGCGGGTTTATGTGGGGACATATCAAAATTTCATCCATTGCCCGAATATTGGACGGCGGCAAAGACGACGGCGCGTTTTGGAATTACTTCATCCGCCCCATCAACGAAGCCGCCGACCGCGAAGCGACCATGACGGCGGAGACGGCGCAAAAGCTGGAGGAAATCCTAAAACCGCTAAACGACAACCTGACGCACCGCGAATATTGGCGCAATGCCGAATATCAAATCGGCGGGCAGAAATTCACACGCCGCCAACTGTTCGCCATCGCCCTAAACTTGGGCAACGAAGGCAACATCCAACGCCTGTTGAGCGGCGGGCATGGCAGCGTACGCAACTGGAATATGCCCGAAGTGATGGACGCGATGCAGCACCTTACTAGCAAAGAATGGCAGGCCGTCCAAAAAGTGTGGGATTTATTCGAGAGTTTCCGCCCGCAGATTGCCGAACTGGAAAGAAAGGTGGTCGGCATTGAGCCGCAATGGGTAGAAGCCAAGCCGCTGACAGTCCGTACCGCAGACGGCGAGATGCTGACATTGCGCGGCGGGTATTACCCAGCCAAATACGACCCCGCCAGCACACAGGCGGCGGAAAGCGGAAACGCCCTGTCAGACATCGAAGACATCAAGAACGCGGTGAAAATGGCGGCCAACACGCGGCACAGCTTTACCAAAGACCGTGCGGAAGCCGTGAAGAATCGCCCGTTGCTGTTGGACTTGTCCGTTACCTACAACGGACTGAACGAAATCATTCATGACCTCACGCACCGCGAAGCCGTCATTGACGCGGCACGCCTGTTGAAATCAAGCAGTATTGACAAGGCGATACGCGAAACACTGGGCGCACAGGCGAAGCAGCAATTAAACAAAGCCCTTGAAGATATTGCCCGCGGCAATACCGCTCCGGTAAAAGGTTTCGATGAGTATTCAGGATTGCTGCGCCAAAACGTCAGCATGACCGGGCTTGGTTTCAACGTCGTATCGGCAGCCGTCCAGATTACAGGCTTCATTCCTGCCGTTGCCCGTCTTGGTGGGAAATATGCGTGGGCAGGTTTGTCACAATACACCACCCACCCCATCAAGGCGACGCAATCGGCGATGGAGCAGTCGGAGTTTATGCGCAATCGTGGTAACACCCGACTGCGCGAAATCCGAGAAGTAGCGGCAACCATCAACGGCGCGGGCAAAATCCGTAAATTCCTGACCAAATATTCGTACTGGCTGATGCTGAAAGTGCAGCAGATCGTCGATACCGCCATTTGGCATGGTGCGCTTGCAAAGGCTATGGATAGCGGCAAAGACCTGGACACCGCCATCAAACTTGCCGACCAAACCGTCCTAGACACACAGGGCGGCGGACAAATCAAAGACCTTTCGGCATTTGAGCGCGGGAGCAATACCCAAAAGCTGTTTACCGTGTTCTATGCCTACATGAATACCGCCCTAAATCAGGGATTTGTCGAAGCCAAAACACAAAAAAGCAAAGCCAAATTGGCGGCGGATTTGATGATGATTTACGTCGTGCCGACCGCGCTTACCACCCTAATGAAATCCGCACTGATACCGGGCGATGACGACGAAGACTTGGCAAAGAAACTGGCGAAAGAGCAAATCAGCTTCCTGCTCGGCTTATTCGTCGGCGGGCGAGAGATGGCGCAACTAGCCAACATCATGACGGGCGACCGATTCTATGGCTATGCAGGCCCGTCAGGCTTACGCCCGATTGATGATACATACAAGTTCGCGCAACAGGCAGCACAGGGCGAATTTGACAGCGCGTTTGTCAGGGCGAGCGTCAATCTATTGGGCGACGCTTTCGGCTTGCCGTCCGCGCAAATCAACCGAACCATCAAGGGAGCAGAAGCCTTGCAAGATGACGAGACCGACAATCCAGCAGCATTACTGATGGGTCATCAAGGCAATTAATCAGTCCTGCATATAACAGCCTCTTTGAGAAATATCATTAGGTATTTCCAAAAGAGGCTTTTTTTATGGCAATCCATTCTCAAAGCGTCAAGACGGGCTTTTTCATCGGCGACGGTGGAGAGCGAACATACCCTTTTAGCTTCAAGATTTTCAACCCTGCCGACGTTGCCGTCTATACGTCAAACAAAGCAGGAACGGACGAGGTGAAGCTTGCATTTGGCGAAGAGTACACAGTGTCAAAAAACGCCAATCAAGACACCAATCCGGGCGGGTCTATCACACTTATTGACCCGCTTCCTGAAGGACGAAGGATGATTATCGTGAGCGGGTGGATTTATACGCAACCTACCACGTTTACAAATCAGGGCGGTTTTTATCCGCAGGTATTAAACGCCAGTCTTGACCGACAACTTATCTTGACACTGCAAATATTAGACCGATTGCGTCGAACGTTGCACCAACCCATTACATCTGACAAGAAAATCAACCTAGCCATCCCAAATCCTGAACCGAAATCAGGGCTTTCATGGAGCGCGGACGGCACGCGAATAGTCAACAACGACTACCCGCAGCAGGTGGAGAAATTCCAGCAAGACGTGCGCGGGTATGAGAAGCAGGTCGGCGCATTTAACAGAACAGTCGAAGAGTTCAATAAGACGCTTAGCGACATCAAAAAAGAGTTTGCCGACATGTCCGAACAAATCAAAGCCATCCAAGAAAAGCTGAAAATGACGGGCGGCATTTAGAGAAAGCACAAAATGAACAAATTAGAAACGTCTATACAAGCAGCCTCACAATCATCCAGTTATGCCAGCAACGCCACATACAGCGGAGCAAGCGCAGGGGTTATTGGCTTAATCAGTGGCATTGATTGGATAACGATCATAGGTGTGTCCGTCGCGGTCGGCGGTTTTTTTGTGAACTGGTACTACAAAATAAAGGAAAACAGGCGCGCCGAAGAATTGCACGAAATGCGAAAAGAGAAAATCAAGAAAGGAAACTGTTATGAAGATTAATCACAAAGTACCGATTGCCATCCTTAGCGCATCTGTCATTGCCATTTTCGGCATCAAGGCGGAGGAAGGATACCGCTCCAAACCCTACCACGACATCGGCAAGGTTGCGACGGTCGGGCATGGCAGCACCGTTTACGAGGACGGCAGCAAGGTCAAAATCTCCGATCCGCCCGTCAGTCGTGAGCGAGCTGATAAGATGCTGCGCGCCCACGTCGGAAAAGACGAAGCGAAAATGAAAGCCATGTTGCCCGGCGTTGAGTTATCTCAAGGCGAATATGACGTTTATATCGACTTCTTTTACAACTTCGGAGCGCAAAAGTTTTACACGTCGTCCATGCGCCGCGAACTGCTTAAAGGCAACCATGTAGCCGCCTGCCGCGCCCTGTTGCGTTACCGGTTCGCCGCCGGGCGCGATTGCAGCCGTCCGAGCAACTGGGGTCCACGCGGCTGCAAAGGCGTATGGACGCGCACCCAAAAACGTTACAACAACTGCATGGCGGCGCAATGACACCTAAAGAGTTTTGCGAGCGCATGATTAAAGAGTGGCAAGCCAAAAGCCGAGAGGCAAGCGAAAACGCAGACCTAGCGGCTTTTGAGCAAGCCGAGCAAGAACTATCAAACTATACGGAGATGTTAAAACGTTATGATACTGATATTACTTAAAAAATACTGGCGGTATCTCGCCATCATCGCCGCCGTCATCGGTCTTATTTTTGGGTGGAACGGAAGCGTAAAGAAAGCCTACCAAAAAGGGCGCGACGATATGGCATTGGAAATATCAAACCGCCTGAAAGAAGAAGCAATCAAACAAGCAAAAGAGTTTCGCGCCTCGTCTGAAAAATACCAAACAGACAAAGCCGAACGTGAAGAAAAAGAAAGGAAACAATATGTCGAAGTTCAAAAAATCGTTGAACGCCCTGTTTATCGCAACGTCTGCCTTGATTCTGACGGCGTGTCAGTCATCAACGCCGCCATTGCCGACGGCGATTAAACCGCCCGCCGATTTGGTGCAGCCATGCCCCAAACTGCCAAAACTGGTAGGCGATACCGGCGCAGACATCCTGCCATGGTCGTTACAGGTCGTCCATCTGTATAATGACTGCAAGGCACGGCATAAGGCATTGTCAGATGCGGTAAGCAACTAAAAAGATTCCCGATGTTATTAATTGTTAACATCGGGATTATCTTTTAAATCAAATCGGGTCATAATCCTTGCGAACCTGCGCCCCGCCATCACGACCTACAAATTCTTTTTTCATGACAGGATACGCAAACGATATAACCAACGCATCGGCACGGTTCGGACTTGGGACGCCGCGCGATTTCATTTCTTTCTTGGACTCAATCTGTATTTTCCCATCAACACGCGGCACAATCTCAGGAGCTTGCAATTCATCGCGCAACATCGGGTCGTCAGGTATAGCACCGCCACTCTTCAGCCAATCACGCGCCGCTTTCCACATTTCTGCGCGCTTGTTGTAGCAGCCCACGTCATTAGACTTACCGGCAAACCACACCAATTTCCAATCACGCCCCAATCCCTGCCCGGCTGATTTAATGCCGGTACCAAATCCCGCGTCGATAAATACCGCGTCCGCCTTATACTCATCCTCATACCGTGCGATTTTTTGCGCGGCAATCAGGTCATTATCGTTTTTGGGGAACGTCTCAAGGATTTTAAACACCAAGCCTTGACGCATCGCGATCACAAATTCGTCATCACCCTCCCATGCTGGGTCAACCGTGATGATTTTTGGGGCAAACTCATATTGTGATTTAGGTATATGTTTGCCATACCCCGCCGACACGTCATTTTCGGATATAAATTGACGGGCAGACATGGCGGGGAACATTCCGCGAACGCGGATTTTGAAAAAGTCCGAATCTTCACCGTAGTCCTCCGCCCATTTTTGCATCTGCGCCTTATTCGTCCCCTCGACCGTGCGGCTGTCAATTTGGTAGGTTATCCACCGATGCTTATACCGGCGGAAGCATTCACGGAATCGCCCGATATTTCGCGTCGGGTTTCCGAAGGCAAGCCAAATAATCTCCGTATCCTCGTCGGTCAGCGCACCTTCGGCAACCTCCCACACCTTATCTGCAATCGCCGACGCCTCGTCAAACACCAGCATAATGCGCTTGCCTTTATTGTGCAGGCCTGCGAACGCCTCCGTATTATGCTCAGACCACGGCACAAAGTCAGCCCGCCAAGTTTTAGTATTCAGGCGGTCTTTGGCCGTGATACTCATAACCGCGTCATTAAACCAATCCGCCGTTATGCTCAACCGCTGCCATTTACCCACTTCAGGCGCGGTTTTGGTGCGCAACTGCGTCTCCGTATTACTCGTGATGACGACCTTACTGTCTTCGCACGTTGATAAAGCCCAGTTAATCAGCATCCCAATTTCCGCTGATTTGCCGATACCGTGGCCGCTCGCAACCGCAATCATCAACGGCATATGGCGCGTTTCAGGATTGGAGAGATGGTTTTTCACATCTTCCATGATTTTCGCCTGCCACACGCGCGGAGATTTATACCCCTCCAATTCGCCGTTATCCCAGTCATAGGCAAACATCGCCCAGGACAAAGGGTCATGCTGATACGCAACGGCAGCTTCGATGATTTGGCTGTTCAAGTCTATCATTTCAAACGCGCCTTTGCCCGTGCGATACGCTCCGCCAGCGTCTCATCAACCGACACCTCGACTTTATCCTTAAACATACCCAAATGACGGGCGATACTATCTAACGCGGCTTTGCTGCTCGACAGCTTCAGTTTTGACACCTTCGCCGCGATTTCACCCTCCGTCTCAGTTACATCAAGGCCATCGACCGCCAATACCATTTCGCGCGTCCACTCACTCACGGGACGCAGGCGGCCGGTATCATCAAAAAACGCGCGCTTGTCCACATCGGCGATTGCCGCCCAGCGTTGCAATACCCAGTCTTGTGTAATTTCCGTACGCTCCGAGAGTTTTTCGCGCGCCTCTCGGACAGCCTGGGCAACCTCCGGTTTTTTAAGCAGGCGTGATGCGGTTTCACGCGCCGCCGATTCCGAATAACCCGCCGCCCGTGCCGCCCGCGCCCCGTTCATATCAATCAAATATTCTTCGACGAATCGTTTTTGTTGTTCAGTCAGCATTTAATTTTTTCCACTTTACTTTAATCACATTGCGAATTTCACACCGGCAAATGCGCCCAATCGTTTCGGGCGAACAATCAAAACTACGCGCCAAAATATGATAATTGACACCCTGTTCGTTAAGCCGCCTGATTATCTCAACCTCTTTATCCGTCAACTTAGACCGCCCATGCGATTCCCCGCACCGCCTGCCGGTTTCCTCATTGCACTGTACCAGCATTTAAAACTCCCAAATTATGCCAAATTCCTGCGCCGCCCATGATTGCAAGCGGTTTTGATAGTCCGTCATCTCAGCCGTATTAAGCGTTGTCGTGCTGATTGGCGTTTTAAGCTCGCTACCGTCCGGCATGGCCTTTAGTTCATAGCCTAGAAATATCCCCTTGCAATACTCGTGCCACGCCTCTGCACTGTATCGCCTGCCGTTGACCCATGCTTTATCTGCTAGTTCGCCGTAGATTTTCCAAAGACGGCGGTTTTGTTCGACGCTCCGTTTGGATTTGTGCGGCCTAATACACACTTCAAGCTCTGCGTTGGCTTCCAGCCATACGCCTAGATTGTTGTAGATGGTCGTCATCAAAGGCCGCTTGTTGTCTTTCGTCAGCCTATACGCTACGCTTTGCATTTAACGATTCCCTTGTCTATCAGCTTTAAAAGCGTTCTGAACTGTGACCGCCGCATATAAAACTCTTTATCTTCCTTGCTCAACTTGATATGCGACCGGCCGTCTATCACATCATGACAAGCACTACACCCAAAGCCTGCCGATAAATCGTTACTCTTCATCCCCATACCGTGCGTTTCACTTGGGAAATGGCATAAAACCACTGTTTCAGGGTTGTAATTGCACACCCCTGCGATATTGAGTGTGCAATCTTCCCCTTTGGCCGCTTTTCTGATCGCGCTCAATTACTCTTCCTCTCAAATCTCCGCAATCCCTATATCAAGCCCGCCGTTTTCTCTTGGCTCACTTGAATATGTTGATAAAATAAATTTGACTTGGTTGTCGTTGTGATAGACAACGCCTTGCAAGGCATCGACAGCGACCTTTAGGCAGTTATCAAGGTCTAGTATTACCTTGCTTGCCGTGCCGTCCTTGTTCATTTTCGGCACTAGACTGACAAACAGGATTACGTCTTTTTCAGACGGCCTAAAACCTGCTCTTTCCGCCGCGTGAGAAACACAAAGCTTGTACGCTTTCGCTTCCTTGCTTAACACTTGCCGATTCCGAAAGGTTTTCCAGTATCGGTTAGTGCTTATCGGGTAAGGCAGGGAAAGAACATTTGCCCTTTCCGCCGCCTCTACTATTTGCTCAATCGGGATTAATACTGACAATGCCCACCCCAATCATCGTCATCGTCTTGGTTGCGTACTTTCTTGGCGACCCATTCGACAAATCCGATCACCAACACCACAACTAACACACAAATCAAAAATACCGAGAATTTCATAAATAGCTCCATTTCATGCCGAATTGTTTGTAAATCTTTTGGGCTTCCCCGGCTTTCCAATACTGGTTACTCAACAGAGGGAACGCTTCGTTTGAAAGATTGACAGTATCTTCAACGCTCAAACCTTTAGGCATACACGTTAAATCCCATACGCTTGGCTTTGGCGGTTTGATAACAGGCTTTACTCCATGCTTCGCCCTGTATGCCGCTCTTTTGCACTCCTTGCACTGTGAGGTGTAAACCCAGATTCTGGCGCTGTTTGGATATTTTTTATAAAAGCTGTCTATCGGCTTTTCTTGCTTGCAGCATGTGCAAACTTTAGACTTAGGAGCCTCTCGTTTTTCAATCTTGTACTTTTTTTGATATTCCGCCTTGCAGGATTTGCAAAGAGACAAGTATTTAAACTCCCCTGTTTCTTCATTCCTGCGTCTAGTCATTTCATTTAACGGTTTCACTTTTCCGCATTTATTGCATTTTTTAGTTTCCATTTCCCCTACTCCTTTTCTCGTTATCCAAATTCATCAATCGGCGGCATATCTACCAAAAGAGTGATTCCGATCAGTGCCACTATTGCTCCAAGCCCAATAAGAAACATCGCCATCATTTGCGGCCTCGCTTGAATTTATTGCGTTTCAGTAACTCCAATTCAGCTTTCAGACGTTGGTTTTCTGCTTTCAGTGTCGTGTCGGCTTTAACTTTCGAGATTGCGATAATCTCTGATTTAACCCTTGAAAGCTCTGCGTTCTTCGCTTCGATTTCCGCTTGCAGTTCTTCGATTTTCTTGTTCTTCTCTGCTGAACTTATTGCCGTCCCATTAACAATTTGTCTTAAACCGTTGATTGTTCTATTCGCCTCGTTCAGCTTATCGATAAGCTCTGAGATTCGCTCGCTCATGGCTTTACCGGCTTCTTCCATTTCGGCTTTTTCGGCCTTAAGGGAAATAACTTTTTCATTCGTGGTAGCCAGCTCCCCTAATTTATAAAAATAACGTCCGACCAAATTGTCATAAATGGGTTTAGGCACGCCGCCCAATTTTTCAATCAACCAATTTTTCATTTCGTTTCCTTATCGTTTGCGCCATTCTTCAAATTTCTCGCGCCGTTTTTCCATCGTTTCGGCTGTCGCCGGTTTAAATTCGCCCTTGTCGCATTTGTAGCCGCCGAAGTAGTAGCTCGCTTTATCTTCGACCGTCCGCGCTTTGGTACATCTTGCGAATCCGCGCATCGTGCCGTTTGCTTCGGCTTTAAAATCTGCATGTAGGCAGTGGTAGCAGGTTTCAGACGCTGTAAGGGTCATATTCGCTCCGTTTCGGTGCTTGCCATGTCAAATCAGGCTCTTCCTCGAATCGCATAAACTGCCCTTTCCAGCCGCAAACTACTGTTCCCATTTCGCCGTCTCGGTTTTTAGCTACAATCAACTCTGCAAGGCTTGGATTCTCGTTTTTGTTGTAGTAGCTCTCACGGTGCGGCATGATGATGATGTTTGCGTCTTGCTCAATCGCGCCGCTGCCGCGAATGTCTGCCATGTTCGGGTGTTTGTCTGCCGCTTTCGCGCTCCCCCTGTTCAACTGGGCAACCAACACGACGGGAATATTTAATTCGACGGCAAGGTTTTTCAGGCGGCGTGAGATGTAGCCAAGTTCATTCACTTCATCTCTTCCAGGTCTCGGCATGATGTTCAGATGGTCGACCACCAACAAATCAAGACCTGTCGTCATTTTCTTTTCCTTTGCCAAGAAGCAAAGTTCGTCAACGTTCAGCAGGTCGCAATTCACGTCAAACTTCCAGTTATTCACTTGGCTGACGTAGATAGGCATGTTTCCATAATCTGTATCAGTCAACTGCCCTGTTTTCAGGTTCTGCATGGGGATATTGCACTCTGCCGCCATGCCGCGCCTTGCCAGCTCTACCGCGCTCATTTCGTAGCTTTGGAAATGCACCGCCTTACCTTGCTTCAGGGCAAATCGGGCAATGTTTTCAGCTAAAACCGTTTTACCCATTGACGGCCGCGCCGCAATTACAATCAAGTTCCCATTTGGCAAACCGCCTGTCATTTCGTCCAATTTCATCAAGCCGGTAGGCAATCCGAAGCGCACACCGTCAAGCCTTTTGTCTAAGTCGCCAATCAAATCTTCAACGGTTTCGCTGAATGTCTTGGTTTCGCGCTTTACTGCATCTTTGCCAACCGCCGCCAATTCATCCGCCGCCTTTGACAGCTTTTCTGCTACTGTCTCGCCGTCTTTGGAAACTGCGATTTTTTCAATTACCGCCGAAGCTCGAAGCAAGCCACGCTCAACAAACCTGTCGTTCACAATGTCAACATACCGGCTGATATTTTTCGCGCTTGGGGTGTTTTGGCTAAGGTCAATCAAGTAAGCCAAGCCACCGGCGTTTTCTACTTCCCCTCTTGCTTCCAGTTTGTCGTTTAGCGTGATGACGTCTATCGGCTCATTCGCCGCCACCATATCCAACAACGCGCGGAAAATAATTCTGTGTTGCGCTTGGTAGAACTTTTCAGGGGTCAAGATTTCGCATCGTGTGATCGCTGTTGGTTCAATCAAGATGCCGCCCAAGATGTTCTGCTCTGCCTCTACGTTTGCCAGTGATTGGACAGCTTCCATTTCCTCAATTTGGTTCATGTGTTTTCCCTTTGTTGCTTAATTCGTTTTTGGCGGGTGCCATTCAAGGATTTTTACGAAGTTGCCAGCCTTGAAAATCCAGTCAAAGTTAACTGCAAAGCCTGTTTGGTTTTCGCCCATCCAAAACTGATTCATCGCCACTTTCCGGAAGAAGCCTGCAAACCAAGCCAAGCCGGTTTCTTTATCCTCGAATCTCACTTTGCCGTTCGGTGCTACCGTTCCCAACATCTCACACCAGCGATTCGTAATAGCTCGTTTGCGTGTGTCGTTCAGAACTTGAACACTTGGCAGGCGACCGCCTAAAACTTCGTTGTACAAATCGGCAATTTCCTGATGTGGCACGCCGTCAGATTTGCGGCGGCGCGGAACATTCCCATCTTTCGGTTTTCCTGAAAGGCTGCCGTTGCCGTTACTGTCGTTTTTGGTCTCCAGTGAAGTTGGTTCATCGGTTTCCTGATCACACGTTTTCGCGTTAGCGGAAACAAACGCGTTAGCGTTCAAATCGTCTTTGCCGTTTCCGGTGTTTGGGGGTAAGGGGGTATTATTTATTCTTGTATTATTTAATCTTGTATTATTACCTTTGACTTTTTCGTCAATAGGGGTCATGACTTTTTCGTCAATAGGGGTCATGACTTTTTCGTCAATAGGGGTCATGACTTTTTCGTCAATCCAAATCTTTCTGCCTTTGATTTGTTTCCCCACGTAAACCATTTCCAATCTTAAAAAACCAAGTTCTGATAAATGACTTATCCACTTGCTTACAGTCTCTTTTCTGGTCTCGTACAGGTCAGCAAAATAGCCATTTGAAGCAGTGCAATAACCAAACTTGTTTGTAAGGGCTGAAATCTCAGCAAAAAGCAAACGTTCAGCAGGTTTTAGGCGTTTTTCATATCGCACGTGAGCCGGTAATACTGCGTAGAAACTAGGCTTCTCGTTTATTTCCATCATCAACCCCTTTCACAATTTCAGCCCACTTGTCCAACGCTTCCTGAGCTTTCGTGACATCTTCCGCTTGCATATAAGCCAAGACTTTCAATCGGGCTTCATACACTTTGGCGCAATAAATCATTTGCTTGCACTGTGTCTGTTTTTGGTTCATAATCTCGACTCCATAACGTGGTTTAGAACAGCCACCTTAGCCCGTCATCACCGACGGGCTTTTTTATTTGGGACAAACCCTGAACTCCGAAATTAATTCAGAAATAGAAACCTTATTTTTTGTCAACAACATAACGTCTTTATAAAGACGCTTTGGTGTTACTGCCCGTCCGTTTTCTATCTGCCATAAAAAAGACAGTGATAAGCCAAGTTTTTTAGCGTATTCCGTTTTTGCACCACGCTGTTCTGACAGCGTTTTAATAAATTCTGAATGAGTCATTCTGTGGTCTCATTGTAAACATTTAACAAGTTTAGCAAACATTAAACGCACAGGCAAGAGCATTTAATATTTGTTTGTTTAGCAAAAACTAAATAAAATTAAATCCCAATCTGAATGGAGCGCAAAAATGACTAATAGAGAGCTGAAGGCAATCCGTATCTATAATTTGAAAAGATTCTTTGAAAATAAAACGTTGCCAGTTAAAGACAAAAGTCTTTTATCTCAATTGATGAGTGGTAAAGCATCTTTTGGGGAAAAGGTAAGTAGGCGGCTTGAAGAAGAATATGGGATGGGCAATCTGTACTTAGACTCTATTCCGCACGAACCAACGCCCGTCCTCATTGACCCAGACCTACCCCACGAAGTCAAAGACATCCACCGCCCGATGACGTGGAGCAGCAACGACCCGCTGCCCGACGATGATTATATTTTCGTCCCCTACCTCAAAGAGAGCTGCTTCAAAGGCGGGGCAGGCGCGTTTGAGATTCCCGATTACAACGGCTACCGCCTACCGTTCGGTAAATCCACGCTCAAACGCAAAGGCATCAATCCCGACAACGTGTTTTGCTGTACCCTGACTGGCGACAGCATGGAGGAAAAAATCGCAGAAGACGCGGCAATCGCCGTAGATACAGGCGAAACCGCTATACGCGACGGTAAAATATATGCTTTCGCGCAAGACGGGATGTTCCGCGTGAAGTACCTGATACGGCAGCCCGGCAACAGCGTTCTGATACGCAGCCACAACAGCGGATTCTATCCCGACGAAACCGCCCCTTTAGACAGCCTGAACGTTATCGGCCGCGTCTTCTGGTGGAGCGTGTTGGATTGATTTTATTCCCCCGATTTCGAGGGAATTAAAACCAAGCCGGCCTGAACCAATTTTCGTTGTCAGTCAAGCAAACCCAACAACAACGGCTTGTAACACTGAATCAACAAGCACGCCGACAGATACAGTCCATTTTAAACAACCGGAGCATTCAACAGCTGGATTCGCCCTTATTGGATAAATAGGCCGACCGTAATCGGCCTGGTCTTCCGGCAGAGCGTGCTGGATTGAAAACAATATATTTACATCGACAATAGATTTTCACATTACTTATGACAAAACTAATCCAAGTCTTACAGGCGGACAGCCTTATCCGCTTCAACAATTGGCTGGAAGGGACAGATAACCATGTAAACCCCGTCTTCATCGGGGAGTTCCAACACCCAAAAGGGAAAATTGAAGCATTTTGCAAGCCATATGACATGAACAAGAAAGGTTTGATCAATGAAATTATCGGCTTTCTAACAGCTTATGCACTAGGCATTACCCAGCCCGAACATGCCTTTATTGCCGTTCTCCCAGTGAAAAGCCTTCCCGGATTTTCCGCTATCGTCCGCAGCCGGGAAGAAAACAAATGGATGAACGGCATGAAGGATGTCGTTTGCTTTTGTACATCGCGCCTAGACGGCCACAGTGCCGCTATTCATTTGGGTTGCGATGTGACGGCAAACTCCCCTGTTTGGCAGGATCTAGTTTCGGACGTGGCGAAATGGACGGAATGCGGCGCGGCAGTCGCACTGGATGAAAATATAGCCCATGCCGACCGGCACATGAACAACCTGCTCCGTCTGTCCAAACAAAACTACGCACTGATTGATAACGGTCGTCTGATTAACGAATTTGACGAGCAATGGCATAGCGAAATGTTAGATGCGCATCAACATTACAACAACCGCCTTTTAAACTCGCTAAACACATGGCAAACAAAAGAACTGAACAAAGAAACCCTGCATAGCGAAGCTATTTTTTCTTCCGAACGGCACGGTGAAAAATTCAAAACAATTGAAGAGGAGCTTTATTTTTGGTTAAATAAGCTGCTTACAGAGCCTGAATTTAACCAGTTCAAGCAGTTTTTAAGCGATAGGACGAAGGAAACACCATGTCTACTCCAACGGAGATTCCAACGGCTGATCTAACCGACACACTGTCCATATTGTCCGGGCTGTCCGTACAGATGGCGAAACCTGCCGTAAAGGTAAAATGGGCGGTGATCCGCATCATGCCTGATTTGGCATCCGGCGAACTTTTAAATGTCGGCATCGCCGTACTGTACCGTCGGAAAGTTCATGTCAGATTACTGCCGAATGCCGCACCGTTCGAGGCGTTATACGGTTCGAACGGCAGGGAAAATTTCAGCTTCCTGTTGAACCTGATCGGCAAACACCTCCAAAGCCGAAACAATTTGTCCGTCCAAATCTCCCCGCAGGTAAAGATTGGGAAACCGCAATTTGCCGCCGGAGACAATGTAAAAGAGATACTGGACCGCATATATGCAAGCATGGTGCCGCTTGATTTGATATGCAGGAAGAAAAGCGAAGGCCAAAAACGAAATATCAGCACCGAACGGTTACGCCACAAAGTATTCATGTCTTTTCGGGAAGCGAACACCAATCTCACTGACCGGGTTTGGCATGACGAAAAGAATCCAATCGTTATCCCGACAGACTCCGGAAGAACGGCCGTGCTGCCTCATCTCCAACTTTGGACCGAACCGGATATAACGGGCGGACCGATACGTTTTGCATCTTTCGTTTCAACCGACTATCAAAAATCCATGCCCGCAGACCTTCATCTCCTTTTGGCGAAGCAGGATATCGAATTAGCCTCCAACTCACGGAATAAAGAGGAAAAAGGGGCAGGCCTGTTTGTTTACCGTCCCGATGATATGCCTGCCGAAATCAGTTCCAACATCGACAACACCATCGATCATACACATTGGCTGCTGAGTAAGAATATAAAAGACAAATCGTTATTCTCAATGGAAGTAGAAAGTGATATTTCAAAACTGATTCAAGCCGCCCGAGAGTTTATTCTGGTGTAATTCCACCAAATTAAAACCAATCCTGCGCGTGTCGGATTAGCCTAACTTTGTAAAATTACCGATTTACACAAAGTGTAAATTTCAGGCCGTCTGAAATTCAGGCGGCCTTTTTCACGCCCGCCGAACCTAAATCAACACAAAACCGACAAAGCCGCCTTGATAGGCGGTTTTTTTGCGCCTGCGAAATTTTAAAAATAAATTCTTTTAATAATCAAAATGTTCAGTGTTTATTAAATAATCACTAAACATTTTACTTGACTAAATGTTAAGTGTTTACTAAACTACACACATCGAAGCAAAACACAGTTCTTTAACAAATTGAAAGCGTAGTAACCGCCCTTCAGGTAGGCGCAAGCCGATAGCAAGACATCGAGAGATGGGGGAAATCGAACAAACGGTTACAGGCGAAAGGCGGCCTAAAAGATAACAGCCTAGCGAGATACAGCCCCTTTCAAAGGGGGCTTATTTAAGCGGTTGAGAACGACTGCTTAAATAAGCAAGGTCAAATTATCGGTAGATAGGGTGAGCAATGCCAAAACGAGGGCACAAGGCTTACTGCCTAGCAACACCACAGGCAAGCAAGGGCAACGGCACGGAGAAACATTAAGCCCCTTCCTCTACCGATACCAAACAAGGAAACGACAAATGCGAATCTATGAAACAAGCCGCCCTGATTGGGGAATGGACGAAATGTACAGGCGCGAAGAATTGCGAGATGCAGAAATTGCGATTGAAGAACGCCAAGAAGAAGCCAACAGGAAGAATTTTGAATTATTCCACGCGCGGATCATGCAACACGTCATCAAGGAAGCATACGAGTTTCGCAAATGCGCTATCGAATGTGATGAATTGGAATACTCGCAGAATGATGGCGAATGGCGAACTTGCTTGTTAGACGGTGCGGAATATCTCGAATTAAGTAGCAACAAGTACGAGAGCGAAGAAATTAAAGAAGCGCTAATTTGGGCAACCCAATCAAATCACGCTGATTTGCGAGTAAGCAAAATTGATGAACTGGCAAACCAATGGAAGGAAGCGGCATGAAAGCATTAACCCAATACCTGACAGACGAAGCGAAGAAGGCACGGCGTGAGTTTATGCAAAAGGTCATCGCCCTGCCCTTTAACCCAAAAATCAAAGCCATGCCATGCAATGCCGGAGCGAAACACCCTGACATCATGCTTGGCAACGCCCGGCTGATTCTGTTGAGACACTTCAATGAGATGGTCTCACGCCTTGAGCGCATAACCGACCATAGCCGCGCGGTATTGACGGCCGCGCAATATGGCCTTTATGACATCAATCAACTCACGCAGTAGGCAAAAAAATGAAATACGCAATCAGAACAGTTTTAGCAGTGGCAGCAATCACGATAGCGGCTTGTAGCTTTCCCGGTAAAGCCGAGAAGCCGGAAGAGCCTGAAACCATCAGTCAAGAAGCACAAATTGAGCAAGAGTATGAAACCATGCCGGACGAAGTAAAGGTCATGGGAGACGCGGAGATTAAGCCATGCAACACATTTTACCGGAATGATGATTTATCTATTGGTCTGCGGGCTGATTGGTTTGGCACTGGTGGTTTTGGCACTGATGAGCCTGATTGAAGTCAAATGGGACGAATACGAACGTATCGGAGGGTGTGCATTAACTGAATGGCATCACAAATGGGTCTATGCCAATAAACAATCACGCAAATGCCGACACTGCGGAAGATGGGAACGGAAAGTCGTCAAGACCGTTAAGACGGTTGAACGTCGAACATTATGGGAGAGTGAGTCATGAACATCAAATGCCCAAACTGCGGGGCGGTGCATACTCACGCGCTGATTCTCAAGAAGAACGCAGGGCGCAAGAAAGTCAACGAGAAAACTTTTAAGACTAAGGCGGCGGCTAAAAAGTATTTTAACCAGTTGCTGGAAGGCTGAATATGCGAATTAGATGTTCATCAATCGCCGACATCATCGGCAAACCGAAAACCAAAGGCGAAGCCATAACGGAAACCGCCAAATCGGCACTGATTGAGATGGCGAAGCGCGAATTATTCGGCTTCGAATCCTTCGATGGGAACGCCTTTACCGAAAAAGGCAACCTATTAGAAGAAACAGCCATCAAATACAGCGGCCTAGTTCGAGGTAAAGAGTATCAGAAAAACACCGAACGGCGTGTCAATGACTGGCTGACTGGAGAGTGTGATATTTACGATCCAGACGACCGCCTAATTATTGACACGAAGTGTTCATGGGACATCGGGACACATCCTTTCTTCCGCGACGAAGCCGAAAAGAAAGCCATCAAAGCAGGCTACGACTGGCAAATGCAAGGCTATATGTGGTTGTTTGATTGCGACCGCGCCGATATTGATTTTTGGCTGTTGCCCACGCCCGAAGAGCTTTTGAAGCCGTGGGAAGACCGTGAGAAATACATCGACCTAGTGGAAGCCATCCCGATTGAAAAGCGCATCACGACCATAACCGTCATGCGAGATGACGAAAAAATCGAACTAATCAAAGAGCGCGTAACAGCCTGCCAAGCCTATTACGAAACGCTTTTAAACCAATACAGATAAGGAATTTAAAAATGAGTATCGCACAAAATCAAGCAGTAGCCCTTGCCAAACAATTCAACATCCAAGGCGACCCGCAAGAGCTAGTTCAAACACTCAAGGCAACCGCCTTTAAAGGCAATGCGACAGACGCGCAATTTAACGCCTTGATGATTGTATCAACGCAATACGGATTGAACCCGTTTACCAAAGAGATTTACGCATTCCCTGATAAAAACAACGGTATCACGCCCGTTGTCGGCGTGGACGGTTGGGCAAGAATCATCAACAGCCATCCACAATTTGACGGCATGGAGTTCACATCTGACACGGAAAGCTGCACCTGCAAAATTTACCGTAAAGACCGCAACCACCCGACAACCGTAACCGAGTATTTGGAAGAGTGTAAACGCCCTACACAACCTTGGAACAGTCATCCACGCCGTATGCTTCGCCACAAGGCAATGATTCAAGCCGCGCGTTTGGCGTTTGGATTTGGCGGAATCTACGACGAAGACGAAGCACAGCGTATCCAAACGCCCGAAACGCCCAAAGAAGTAAAAGCAGACCCTGAGTTATATAGTCTGATTGCTGACGGTGAAGCGGCGGCAAACAAGGGTATCGAAGAATACAAAAAATGGTTTTCCGATATTGGTGCCGCAGGTCGTCTGAAGCTGGGTAGTGAAAATCATGAACGGTTTAAGCAAATTGCCGAAAACACTATTACGGCTGACGTAGTAGAGCAAACCAAACCCACGCCGTCAGAAGAACTGTTCGCGGCATTGGTTGAAGCAGTATCAACAGGCGTGAAAGAGGTTGCCGACGTGCTGGAAGAATACGCGCTGACCGAAGAACAAGCGGCGGAAATTAACGCACTGTAATGAAAATTTCAGGCGACCTGAAAGGTCGTCTGAATCGGAGATGAAAATGAAAGATTTAAATTTTGGAGACTTGGTCGGCATTTCCACGGGGGCTATTAGTGATGGCTTAATTAAAGCGGTGTATCTAAACGAAGCTAAATGCTCAATCGGTCGAATGGTTAACGTTATTACAAACAACGGTGAAACGCATGAAGTAGATGCGGACGATGTTGTTTTAGTTTCAAGAGCAAGATGGGACGAAGTTTGGCAGGAAAAGGACGACTGAAATGTTCGCAGTCTTTGGAAAATGCCGCCCCGAAGAAGAAAAACGGCGGCGGCTTGTTTACAACAAAGAGGATTCCAAGTGGTATGAGGATACCCGCAAATGGAAGCGGTTAAGTAACGCCCGCTACCAAATCAGCCCTGAATATTCGTCCATCGACACGGCAGAAGAGTTTATCAGGTTGTCGGCGGGTAATCCCGATATCCACATAGTCGGAATCAGACAGGCGCAGGAAGTAAACGGGAAGACCGTTTGGAAGCCTGTCAAAACAGTTTTAAAAGGAAGCAAAAATGCTGAATAAAGTAATCCTAATCGGCCGCTTAGGACGTGACCCTGAAGTGCGCTATATGCCCAACGGCGAGGCCGTCTGTAACTTCAGCATTGCCACCAGCGAAACGTGGAACGACCGCAACGGCCAACGCGTAGAACGTACCGAATGGCACAACATCACCATGTACCGCAAACTCGCCGAAATCGCCGGTCAATACCTAACAAAAGGCAGTCAAGTTTACTTAGAGGGCAAAATCCAAAGCCGCAAATATCAAGGCAAAGACGATATCGAGCGCACGGCTTACGAGATTATCGCCAACGAAATGAAGATGTTGGGCGGTGGTAATGACGGGCAACAATCAAACCAAACACCATCGCAACCGCGCCGACAAGCACCAGCAACGCCTGCCGCGCCTGTTGAAGATGTTGACGATGACATACCGTTCTGAGTTAAGGAGTAAAAAATGAGCTATTTAAAAGACGTAAAAGAATCATTAAAAAATATTGATGAATTATGTGATGACGCATTAAAAGAAGCTGACGACTATGCGTTCTACATAAAACAAATTCAAACTATGGTAGGTAATGCAATTAGCGATTTTGAATCATTAATTTATGAATTAAAAATAGGCGAAGAGAAGTTACTTGAAGCCACAAAAATCATTGAAGAATACATTAACGGTAGGGATTAAAAAATGACCAACCAATTTAAATTCGGCGACCTTGTAAGATGCAAGGGATACCCAACAACAGGGGTCATCGTTGGACTGAACGATAAGGACAATACGGCGGCGGTCTGTTTTGTTGGGCTTTACCACCCGGAGCGGAGAATAGAAATAAATTCTCTTGAGCTTATCCCCCACCCTGACACAATTCGACTTGATTGGTTAGCGGAAAATGATTGTGCGTTAACCAAAAAGCTTTGCGACGAAGATGGCGATATTCTCGAAACCCCAAATGCCGTTATCCAAAAACAAGAAGACCATTTTGAGGTATTGGCAGCTACAAGTAACGACATCCGTGAAGCCATAGATGTTGCTATGGCACACATCGAAAGCAAACGATAACACCCACAGGCAGACGGCCTAAAACGTCCGAGCCGTTGAGAGGGCGGCAATTAGCGAGGAAATAAAATGCAAACAGCAACAATAGCAACAAGACCGACGGCAAAACAGATGCTTGCCGCCAAGAAAGCAGCAAAGAAATTGACCCAAGAAGAGCGCGCTCTGAAACGCGCAGGCGCAGTAAAAAACGTTGACCGCAACCGCCTATCCACTTTGTCAAAAGCACAAAAAGAGAACATCGCCGAGATGTTGTCAGGCGTGAAAGTGTCAGAAGACGAAGCGGTAACGTGTAGCGTCAAAATGTGGCTGTCGTTGCAAGATATGCGCTACGCCTGCAATCAGGAATTAATCAACTTCGCCGAGCATATCATTAAGCAGGTTCAGCGGCTCGGCTTGTACTGCAATACAGACGACCCAGCGAACGAGAAAAGCGTAGAGTTTGCCTGCCGCGAAGCATCGCAGGCTGTCGCGCAATGGACTAAGGATTTTGACGACCTTAGCCCAAATCAGCGTCAACTCGTGTTGCGCCCACTGTCTAATCTCTTTGCCGCATATGAAGAGTTTTTGAAAGATGCTCCGGCGCGGTTAATCGCCGAAGTATCGACATACTCGCTCGCCGTCAGCGTTACCAAAAAATCCATGACGTTTTTAGAACTTGATGGCGGTTTGATTTCGGCGGTTGATAAAGTCGTCAACGGCAGCAATTCCCGCGCGGAAGCCCGCCGCCTGAAAATGCCCTATGCCGAATTTACAGACCGAATATTACACGCGACAAACCTGCTTTACGATGTGGGCATCCACGCAGATGCGGAGCTTTCGGCGATGTACGGCAAGCCATTAAACCCTGTACGACCGCAACGAATCGGCGACGTGCGCCAACCGATGATGAAAATGCTCGTCGCAAATAAGGGCGGCGCACTGGTTCAGGCTGTCAAGGATTCGGAAAACATTATCCGACATTGCGACAGCGGCACCGGCTTCAGTTGTTTCAACTGGACTAAGCATTTCAAGCGAGCGGTGAACATGATTAGTCTTATGCGACAGGAAGTAGCAGCATGAGAGACGTAATAGCCGCAATCCTGATCGCTGCCGTCTTTATGGCGGTGGAAGTATCAGGAATCCCGAAAGTGGCGGTGCAAATTAACGAATATCAGAAAGGACAGATGAAGTGAAAATCCTTGACCCGTGCTGCGGTGGTCGGATGATGTATTTTGACAAAGAAGACCAACGTGTCCTGTTTGGCGACATTAGGCAAGAGGAACATTTTTTAAAAGATAGGGAAAAAATGCGATACCTAGAAGTTAAGCCTGATATAAAAATGGACTTCACAAATATTCCATTCCCTGAAAAGAGCTTCCGCCTTGTTGTTTTCGACCCTCCACATCTAATGCGCGCTGGGAAAAATTCATGGTTGGCCAAGAAATACGGGAAACTTGGCGAAGATTGGAGGAAAGACCTTAAAAAGGGGTTTGCCGAATGTTTCCGAGTGTTGGAGGATGGCGGAATATTAATTTTTAAATGGAACGAAAATCAAATATCAGTCAAAGAAATACTATCTTTGACTGAAGAAAAACCAATTTTTGGGCATGTAACGAGAAAACACAAGGCAACCCAAACAGGCACACATTGGATTACATTCATGAAAGGATTTTAAAGATGAACGAATGGAAGAAAGTATCTGAAGAGTTACCGCCGTTAGAAATGCCTGTTTGGGCGGGGTGGTTTGAAGATGATGGCAGCTTCACAAGTGGGCTGTTTGTGTTGGCGGATGATGAAATTCGCCCAATGTGGTGGAGATGTGAAGAAACCATATCTCATGACGATTTTGGGTTGCTTATTGGCGATGAATATTACCCTGTAAGCCATTGGATGTATCTACCCGCGCCGCCCGAAAATCAGGAGTAATGCAATGGCAAAAATCATAATTGAAATCGAAGATTTACCTAACGGCGGAGTTAGATATGAGCCGCATGGAGACCTACTTATCTTAGATGGTGGTACACCTGCCCAATTAACTTGGGTAGCATTGCAAGATGTTATTTATATGCTTGAGAAAATTGGGGCTATGCAAGTTAAATGAATAAAGGACAAGCGAAATGAAAATTTCAGACGACCTAAGACAGCTATCAGCCGCAATAAATTATTTAAGCCAAAAGCGTAAAGATATTTTAGACGACTTGAAAGCACGCCCCGAAAGACACGGCTGCCCGTACTTCATCGGGCAGGTATTTAAAACACAGGGCGGCACATTTTACAAAGTCGAGCAAATCGACATCCTGACCTATCCAAGCGCAGACGGATTATGTGCCTACTTCTATGTGCAGGCGGTAAACCAAAACAAGCCGCATGACCGCAAAGAATACACCGTACAAATCGAATAGGAGCTTACAAATGGACATTCAAGAAATTATCGAATGGTTTAAGACAGCAAAGCCAAAGCCGACAACGGACGACATCGCCGTGCAGATTGGCTGTCATTTTGAAGAAATCGCAGAAATGCAAGAAGCTTTAATGCGCGGTACTCACTTAAGAAACCATATTGCAAATTACGCTGATAAATTCAAAACCAAAGAACAAACCGCCGTCCGAACCGTTTAATTTGTGAAAGAAAGCCAAAATCGAAGCACTGAACTGCTTGACGCACTTTGCGACCAGATTGTAACCGCAATCGGCGTAGGCTACATGATGGGCTTTGATATGGTCGGCGCATTGGCCGAAGTGAATAAATCCAACTGGAGCAAGTTCAAAGACGGCGCTCCGGTATTTGATGAAAACGGCAAAATCGCCAAAGCAGACGGCTATTTTAAGCCAGATTTAGCGAAATTTTTAAAGGCAGGCCATGCGCAGACGGCTGAATAACTACCAATCCGACAGGCGGCGGAAATACCGCCTGATGAAGATTAGAAAGGGGAAAAGATAAAATGTACCTCACATCTCAAGAATGTGCCGACCTGCTACACGTCAAACGCGCGACATTCGTAAATCAGACATGCAAGCAGGCAGGCTTTCCGAAGCCTTTTGTTATCTCGCCGCGTAAATTCTTATGGCCTGAAGCAGAAGTACACGAATTTATCCGCCGCCGCCGTCAGAAATAGAGAAACCGCCGTAACAGGCGGTTTTTTCAATCCAGCAAATCGGCCAGTTCTCCAATATCAGGGTTATAGTACACGTTGAGCAGGATTCTCAAGTCCTTATGGCCGCTGATTTTGGCAAGTTGCATAGGCTCAACCCTCGCCGCCATGCGCGTCAGTGCTTTATGGCGCGTATCGTGGAAATGGAAGGTCTCAGCCCCATCAACCTTTGCCCTTGCACGTCTAAACATCACATCCAGCGTGTGAGAGCTTACATCAAACACAGACCCACTCTCAGAGCGTGGCAGTCTATCCAGTATCGCCATAGCCTTTTTAGACAACGGCACGTCTCGACTGCTACCGTTTTTTGTCATTGGCAAATGCACCACGCGCCGGCTCAAATGCACATCACGCCAAGCCATGTTACAGATTTCCCCGGCACGCATTGCCGTCTCAATCGCAAACAAGACAGCCAAGCCGATACGCTGTTTTACCGTGATTATCGGCACGCCGTCAGCTACACCAAGCTCACGCACGACAGCCAAGACAATATCATCGGGCGGTATATAGTTTCGCGCCTTTCCCTTGCTAGGCCGTCTGATTTGCAATAGAGGATTTGACGGCAAAAGCCCCCATTCTTTGACCGCTATTTGACAGACGGCCGACAGTGTTTCAAGCTCACGTCTGACAGTGGCCTCTTGCACTTCTTTTTTGCGATTATCGCGCCATTGGGCAAAATGATGTGGGCGCAGGTCACTGACTTTTATATCGGCTAAATCGGATCGTAACGCACGATTCAATCGGTATGTTTCCGCCCTATTGCCTCGCTTCGTGGGCGTGATTTCATCCCGGTATCTGGTCAGCAAATCAGCAAAATATAGGCTTTTGGGCGCATTACCCTGTACGCCGTCCAAGATTGCCGCCTCAGTCCGCGCCGCCCATGCAACGGCATCAGATTTCAGGGCAAATGTTTCTGACTTAGTAACGCCTTTCAGACGGACTTTAACGCGATATTTTCCGTTACGCTTTTCGATGGTTGCCAT